TTGCACTCCAAATAATATAAACTAAAGTTATTTATACTTATTTGAGAGGTGCTCTACTATTTCTGGGTGATTTAATTCTTGTGGATAATAATCATTTGGAGTAAAATCAACACAAACGTTAATTCGACTAAACCCATCAGATTCCCATAAGTTAGGATCTTTATTATGGATATGGCCGTGTATGATAGTCTTAATTTCCTTACCCTTAAGATTGGACATCATTGCCTTTTCTAAACCTTTCGTCCACCTTGATTCATAACACGGGTAATGATTAATAAAATACGGCTTGGCATAAATGTAATCAACTACATCAATGAAACCTGCATCCAAGTAAAATTGATCTGGTTGATGATCATGGTTACCACGAACCAATATCTTACGCCCATTTAAGAGTTTCAATAGTTGTTGAAAATGATCTTCACGACCACGTAATCCTGCCGATAGATCACCAACGAATAAAGAAATATCTTTTGTTGATACTACAGAGTTGTGACGCTCAATCATTAGTTTAGCATTATCAATAACACAGTTGTCATCTTCAAAATCAAATGGCCTTTCTGCGTATTTTATAATGTTCTTATGGTAAAAATGATGGTCACTGCTTGCAAAAATTTTCAAGAAAATACCTCTAAAATGCCGAGGGCCAAAACAGCCCTCAGCCTTAAATAAAATTTAGTTTATCTTAATTAGTTTTTTCTGCTGTTCCTTAGGTTCGACTAAGACCTTAAGAATACCATCAGCTACGTTTGCCTTAATATCACCACCCACATAATTTTCGTGGAGAATGATTGAACGTTCAAATGATGTATTACTGATGTGCCTCTGCATATATTCGACTTCTTCATCTTTAACCGTGGCATCCTTTCTGCCACGAATGAGAAGTCTATTTCCTTTAAGCTCTAGTTCTACATCATCTTTACCGAAACCGGCAATCGCAACCTCTACATGGAGGTTCTTATTCTTATCAATACCTAAGTTTGTTAGTGGATACCGTGCAATTTTAGCATCCATAGTTGGTGTGCGGAAGAAACTTTCTAAGTCACGTTCCATCAATTGTTGTAATAACATCTCGTTATCTCCTTTTTGTTATGAGCATCTCGCTCGGTTTAAATGTACCCACAGCGCGTGGAATACAATAATATTTATAATCTAAAACCACTTAATTTATGTACACACATTGAAAAAATTCAAAAAAAATTGAAAAAATTTATTACTTCATCCATTGAGGCATTTCCCTATTAGTATATTTAAGCATGCGCTGCTTTTCGTTGATGTAGTAATTACGATATGCTGTTACTGAATCATCATCCTTACAATAATCTGGCATAGCCTGAGGCATCTTCGTCATAGGACCTTTAAAGATATTTTTCGGTGGTTGAGACAGAAGTATTGAAAGTTTTGCTGTAGTAAGGTGATTTTTACCATAACGATGTGTGTACTCTAAAGATAAGTGAATAAACAGTTCGTATAGCCACATATAGTTTGCGTCTGACTCACGAGCCCATACAGCCGATGGATGATTGATGTGAGTAGCTTTGTAAAGCATATCTTCCATCTTACCGTTTAGTTTCCAACGTTTAATCCTACGGCCACTTGATTGATCAATCCATTGCTTGCCATCAATTACTCGGTGAGCGGTACAAAGCAATTGTGCAGTTTCCAAAATCATTTTAACCACGTGCTTATCGCAGTGGTATTGTGCACAGGTCTCAGGTTCTTTATCCAGGAAGAAAATATTCATAGTAGTTTCTCGTTAATATCTGCGTAAGCGTCTAACAATTTATCTTCGTCATAGTGACCGTTGAATTGGTCATTAAATACTTTTTGAATAGAATGTCTAACCGACATATCACAATTAAATACTAATGCAGCGATCATTTGTGCTTCTGATGAGTACTCATCAAAAATATCATTAAGATTACACGATGTATCAGCTGGGTCAAATTTGTATAGAACTTCTTTTACATATTTAGTAAAATTTTCTTTATTCATTATTTCACATCCTGTGGCAAACGAAGTTTTGTTGAATCTACGAACATATGGCACCCATCTTTTGCGAAGCCAATACGAACAGTCTTTGGTAAACCTTTGAATGTACCTCTATCTTCCCAGCTTTCATCACGCATCCATTTTGATTTTGTAAAGTTATGAGCTCGAGAACTCCAACCACAAGCACGAGAAAATACTGCTCCATCTTCTCGTATAGCGTACTCAACACCTGTATTACGACCAGTTGTGTAGTAACCAATTGAGCGGATTTTTGAAATTGCCATGGTAAGTCTCCTTAGACCGTTATTCCATTTGATAGTACTATTATATCCAAAGATTCTACAAATGTAAATAGTTTTTTTCATATTTTTTTCATATTTTTTGAAAAATTCAAATCTTTTTTACCTGTCCCATCGCTGTATAAATAAAACTATAAAAAACATTAGGAGACATTATGGCAGTTGTATCACACGTTGGTTTGAACAGAACGGTTGCAAACCTTGCCGAACGCGACGCAATATTAATCAAGCCGAATGGGCTCAAAGTTACAGTTCTTGATACCACAGGAGACCCAGTCGCTGGGAGTGGTGTTGGTACATACGAATGGGTTCAAGGTTCAGCATCTTGGTTATTAACAGCAGACGATGATGCCGTTACGTTTACGGCTTCACTTAAATCACAACTTGAATCATTATCAGCTTCATCAGTTACATCAGTTGCAGGTAAAACCGGTATAGTTACTTTACAAGCTTCTGACTTAACCGATTATGCAACAGTTATCGGAAGCGTAACTGATTTCGAGTCATCACTATAGGTGTCATTTGAGTAAGTTAGAACAAGTATTCACAGAATCTATAATTACCCATCTTAAAAATAACAAAGACGATATAACACCAGAACTGTTGGCTGAAATTCGTTCATTTGGAAATAAGGGTAAGCAGATCGCATTAGACATCCTTGATATAGATAAGGATGAAGAGCAGTATTATCTTGATGCTTTTGGAAATCGTATATCGTTTAACGGCAACAGACGATTAAAGAAATCATTTACAAAATTACCTATTGCAGATATTCATAAGTACGAGATTGCTAAATGCGCTGAAGATATTCATTACTTCAAAGATAACTACGTAAAAATTAAAACAAAATCCGGAGTGAACTTCCCAGATCTTCGTGTTTATCAAGATGAATTTATTAACAGCATTATCCCGGATGATAATGAAGATAACATCGGTTTAATGGGAAGACAATCTGGTAAGTCAATCTCAACTGCGATTTATCTTTCACATCAATTTAACTTTGGTAAAGATATCAACATTGGTATCGTTGCAAACAAAGGCCCAATGGCGAGGGAGTTCTTGGCAAATGCTAAGAATATTATTATTGAACTTCCTATATGGATGCAACAAGGTGTAAATGTATGGAATAAAGGTAGCATTGAAAACGAATCAAAAATGCGTATCCTAACAGATGTACCATCATCTGATTCATTCCGTGGTTTTACAATTGCTATCCTAGTCGTTGATGAATGCGCCTTTATTAAGAGTACAATCTGGGATGAATTCTCTGACTCAATTTTCCCGTCACAATCAGGTCTTGCATGGAAGAAAAATATCATACTTAGTACAGCCAATGGTATGAACCATTTCTATCAGATGGTTAAGGGAGCAAGAGATGGTTCAAATGGTATGAACATCTATGAAGTTAATTGGAGAGACGTTCCAAGATATAATCCTGATGGTTCTCAAATGTCTCCAGAAGAATTCCAACAAAAGATTATTGCTAAGCACGGTATCGTTTACTTTAACCAAAATTATGCTAACGAATTCCTAGGAAGCTCTCATACACTAATCAGCAGTGCTAAATTAAGCGAAATGAAGGCTGCTGAGATCGAAGAAATTAGAGATGGTAAACTCAAGATTTATGAATACCCCATCAAAGGTCATAGATATATAATGACTGTTGATCCAGCGAAAGATGGGACTGACGCATTTGCTGTTCAGATAGTTGATATCACCGATTTCAGATTTAGACAAGTAGCGTCTGCCCAACTCCAAATAGATTACTTATTGATGCCAGAATTCATTAACGAATGGGCAGAATTTTACAATTTCCCATATCTTATCATTGAGAATAATGAAGGCGCTGGACAGTCTATTGCCGACCAAATGTATAATGATTACGAATATGATAACCTACATTTTGATAGGAACTCGGAAAGTAACTCGACAAACTTAACTAAGTCAAGAAAGAAATATCCTGGCTTTAGAACAACATCCAAAACAAGAAAACAAATTCTTCAAACATTGAAATTGTTTATAGAAAATGATAAACTTGTCATAAACGATAAAGCAACTATAAACGAATTTTATCAATTCATTCTTATCAATAACAAATATCAGGCAGATGATGGTGCTCACGATGATATGATCATGTCATTAGCATTAACATTCGTACCATTTACAAACACTAAAAACTTTGAAGATATGAAGAAACTCGTATCTGCGCTTTATTCTGATGGTGAAGATTTAGATGATTCAGAAAAAGTTAACTTTGGCGAAATGCTTACAATTGGTAGTTTCGACGATGGGTCAGACGAAAACTATGATACCCCATATTCACAACAAACGTGGAACGGATATGTTATTGAAGATGGTGGGTTTGAATAATTATTTTTCTTGTAAGTATTTAAGATAATAAAAATTTCTGACAAGGACGTCTAACTTAGAGTCATTGATTTGTTTAATATCAATGCCTTCTTCTTTATACTTGTTAATGATCTTCCAACCTGGCCACTTTGGGAATTCCTTCCTTGAAATCCCACGAAAGTTGTAATAAAGTTTATCTGTCTTTTCCAAGCATTTAATATAATATTCTTCGAACAAATTTAACCCCTTTTTTGGTTATATTTATTTCTAATCCTATAACCAAGTTAGGCCTTTCTACGAAGTTTAACTTTATGTTTACCAGATTTAATAGCTTCACGCCTTGATTTTTGGTAAGCAGCAATCTTCTGTTTATTAGCTTTATAATAACGCTTTCTTGCAGCCTTATTCATCCTAGCAGCTTTCTTACGAGTAGCTTTCTGCTGACGAAGTTTAGTTCCACTAAGAGACATGAACTTACGCTTTTTGCGGTTCATATTAGATGTGCTCATCCTACGAGTAACACCCTCTTCAAGGTCAAGCTCTTCTGGTTGAAGCATATCTAAAACATCTTCGTAAAAGTCTTCGCCAAGCTCTAATATCATTTGCTTGACTTCTGTAATACAAAAATCTGGTTCTTCACCTTCCTCATCAGACCAAGGTTCACCCTCAAAGAATTCTTCAAATAAGTACTCACCGAACTCTTCAATCTCATCCTCGCTCATAGTATCAAGGATATCATAAATTTGGTTAAGAATATCACTCTCTCCCAAATAATCTTTAAATTTTCCCATTTTAATTACCTATATGTATTTCTGAAATTTCTTACGTCTTCATTATTATGATAATCAACACCCAGAGCCATCTCTGTATCCGGTGTCTTCACGATCAATACATCCTCATTTACATCGTAAATATAGAAGTAATCAATTGAGTTTATTTCATTCATAAGACTATAAACGCTTTGGAAGGATTCGATATTAGTATTACTATGATCATAGAAATCATTAAACTTTATCTCATCATCAAAAATAAATTTAATACCATCATAAGATTGGCTTAGAATGATTTTAGAAATAAATTCATTTTTCTTATTCTTAAGATATTGAATAATACTTAGCCCAGTGTATTCAAATTCACCATCTTTATCAACTATGTTATAGATGACTTGATTTGAAAAAGCTACACCTACAAAGGCTGAACTTTCAGATTCATATAAGTCTTGCATACCGATCCTTTTACGTTGTTTTATATATTTATAACTTATGTTTTCAGGTAATTACAGACCAAGATCTGCGTATAAGGCATCCAAATCATTGTTAAAGGGATCTTTACTCGCTTTATCTGATTCAATTACTTTGTTAATATCATCGTGCAAAATATCTTTTACTTCTTTGTTAGCGAATGTTTCAGCATCTTCTTGCTTCTTAGCAGTAATAATTCCGAAGTCACTATCAACAGTATTTGTTTTATCAAGTCCTAGTGTATCAGTAATATCGATATCAGTGCCAGCATTTTGGATTAGCATATCTGAAAAGCGCATGTGCTCGTAATCGATGTTCATTAGCCATGTATCAGTGCGACCAGCAAAGCGGTTCTTAGTAATTTTACAAACGATTTCTTTCTTTTCCTTCATCTCTTCATTCTGAAGGAGGAACATCATAAAGTCAGCAGTCATTACTGTACCCATCGAATCGGATACATTTGAGTTATCGGCTTCATCAATATTATTAGTCGCTGAATTGTGAGTAAGAATGCCATCGGCATAAAATAAATGGTTTCCGGAAACATCAAAATCAATCAGTTCCATTTCACCAATTTCTTCAATAGAAACAATTTCATCATTAAATTCAATATCAGAATATTGCTCTAGATGTTCATTATGATCAAGTAATTCTGTAAATTCTTCAAATGTAAGTAATCGCTCATTATCTAACTTTCTTGATACTTGTGAGCTAAGGAAATCCTTTTCCTCGTACGTTAATTCTATATTACGGTACTTGCAATATTCATCTATTTTTTTAATTAGATAATCTTTTTCTAAATACATTTTTCATCCTTCATTTTGCATTAATAACAGAATAACACTTATCTTGCTTGATTGAATTTTCTGAATGTGTTAACATCTGTAGATTGTTTATATTACCAATAATTTTATAACAAATATTGTTAATAAACCCATATTTTATCGAAATAATATGGTCAATCGCATATGTGTTTTCGTCACGTTGATGTCCTCTTTTGTCGAAATTTTTTAATGTTTCCAATGGTTGTTTTAGCGTTTCGCGGTGGACTTTAATTCTATACAATTCAAAGTCAGACAATTGGTCTAAAGGTACCCAATTGCCTAGTTCCTCTTGCATTTTTCTATATTCATTATACGCGGGTGTGTCTGCCACCCAAATTGAATTGAGTTTTGAAGATTCACTATTCTTTTTATTTCTAGCATAGTAACGTTCTTCCCCATCTTTTTCACCATACAACGATATATAATAATGCAAAGTATTTTTATTTTTCAGTTTGTATTGCGTTTCTTCATATCGTTTCGTTCCTTCCAATATACCATATAAATCAATCATTCTTTCTAAAGTAAAGTTCCCTTTATTACGTTCACAAAAATCTTCATATCGTTTAGTTCCTTCTTCTATACCATACACGCGTATATAATTATCCAATGAACCTGCTTTTTTGTGATTTGCTTCGTTATATCGTTTAGTTCCTTCTTCTTTACCATATTTTTTTATGAATGTTTCAATTGACCCACTAGTTTTATTTGTTTTCTCTTTAAAAAAGTGTTCCCATTGATCACCATACGAAGCTTTAAAAAATTCGATAGATGATGAATCTTTTGTATTTTTTGATCTAAATTCTTTTAAAATGTAATATTGTTTTATAGAAAAATCAATATTTTTATCTACCATATTATAATAGTATTCAATGACTTTTCTGTTTTTGTTTATTATAAACTCATATATTAATTCATAAATATCGGTACAATATATGTCATATGTTTCAGAAAATATTTTTATATTTTCATCAGTTATTCCTTCACGTTTGATTTTACAATTTAAGCTATACTTATTCATATAGTTATCTCTCAGTGTTAAGCATTTCAAAGATAACAGATTTAACGAATTCTTCAGTATCAGATTGTTTTGGCGTACCAAACATATCGTTTATTGTTTGTAAGTATAACTCTTCTTGTTTTTCTAATTGAATTTTAGCATTTCTTTTTTCTTGTAAACGATCACATTCGTAGATAATAAAATCATTAACGATGTCGTTAATATATTCATATTTCGTTATTCTATTATTGTATTCATCGAACGTAATGTCTTCGTTGGAAATATATTTTACAGCATTTTTATATTCTAAATATGCATTATTTAAAATACCCGCATCAATATTATTACTAGATAATATCTTTTTAAACTCATTAAACTTCTTTTTCTTATCTTTTCTGAAATCTACCAGTTCTCTTTGCATTTCGAAAATACGTTTAATGTAACATTTTATAGATTCACAATTGTCTTCATAATGTCTAATGAATGACCGTTCCAAATTTGATAGAATAAGTTCAAACGTATCGTTAGTTTGTTTTTCTAAAGACACAAGAGTCATTTTCTTCATTAAAGTAATTGCGTGATCAATACGTGTCTTCGACACGTTTTTTAATTTACGTAGATTCTTAATTAACTCCTTCTTCTCATTATTCTGAATAGACTTAAACTTAAATAATGCATCTTCTTGTTCTTTTCTTAATTCAAAATATTTACGTTCTAAAGTATAGTTTTCCATTTTTATCTCCTTTTTATTTTATTTATATAGAAACCTTTAAAAAACTATACTTTTTTATAAATTATTTTCATTTATTGTAAATAAAATTCTCCAACGCTTCTAAAGTTTTGAACCTAATAAATTTTACTGTTTCTAATGTTATTGGGTCAGAATAGTAAACAATAAGTTCTTCTCTATCAATATAGATATTTAAGTGTTCATGCATAATTTAATACCTTTTCTTAAACCAACATTAACAGTCATAGTGCCATACTTTGTTGGAAACTTGTGATTACCGGAACAAATAAATGTTTTACCAGATTTAGTAGTAATTTTATATGCTTTTTGCTTCTCTTGAGCATAAACATTAGTTACCGTATTAAACCCATCATTTGATTTAACTTTGTCGCCAATCTTTATATCTTTGGCTAAAACAGTACCATTGACGGTTTCAATCGAAGAATTTGGGTCAAAGCAACGGTTCAACTGCGAAGCAGATACGATAGGAATACCCATTTTCTTAGCGCTGGCACGAGTTTCTTCAGCAATAGATTTAATGTAAGAATATAAACCAGCACTTGGCGAAACAAGATCTGATTTCATAATACCAACATAATCCACAAATACAATATCGAATTCTATGTTTTTCTCAATTTTGTACGATTCAACAAGTTGTTCCAACATAAGAGGAGAAAACGAACCAGCTGGGTAATCCTTTACAAAAAACTTACCACAATTACCTTCTGACTTCATACGATTATAAGCAGATAGAACCATATCTTTAGTAACGATTGGGCGGTCAAGTTTATCTAATTCACCTTGAGTTTTGTTCAAATCTAACAATGAATTGATCGGCAAATCCATAGCGTTAGCATGAACACGTTTCATAATTTCTTTATCAGCCATCTCCAACGATACGAGAAGAATATTTTTATTTTTCTTAATCATACCAGAGATAAGGTCGGTCATCATTAATGATTTACCAACACCTGATGCAGCAAGGATAATAGACAGAGTACCAGGAAGGAACCCAGGGCCAAGGCGTTTGTTTAGTTCTTTATGTTGAGTACGAATGCCTGTTTGGCGTTCAGAGTAGTACTCAATCATTGCGTCGATATCGTCAAAGTCCAAACCAAGATCAGAATCAATACTTACCTTAGCGCGCTCATCCATAATTTTTTGAGCTTTAAGTTTAAGTGCGTCATCCTTTTTCATTAAACCATCTGAGCCAATCTGCA